ATGAATCAGACTGTTAATATTTCCTTTGAAAAGGCACTTTTAAAAGAAATTGATAAAATTGCAAAAAGAGAACATAGATCTCGATCAGAATTGATTCGTGAAGCTGCGCGAGCATATATTGAGAAAAAAACTAAATGGCAAGTTATTTTTGATTTCACTTCAAAAGTTATTGATCGAAGCGTTATTTCCGAAAAGGACGTTTTTAATGAAATTAAATCCGTCAGAAACAAAAGAAACGCTTCTTAATGTTGAAAGTATTATTAGATACGAATATCTACATTTCCGCTATTCTTTTTAAAGGAAAACCGAGACTCGTTTTCCAAGATTTAATCGATGAGATTTTTACAGGATATATTTCGAAAGAAATATTAGATGAAATCGAGTCTACTCTTTCTAAACCAAAATTTAAGTTAGATGATAATTTCATTCAGGTTGTATTATCCGAAATTAGAGATATTACAATACTTGTAAAAAACAAACCTATTCAGAATTATTTGGAGTTACGAGACCGGGATGATTACCACATCTTAGAATCTGCATTTGCAGCCAATGCGAACTACTTAATAACTGGAGATAAAGATTTATTGACTCTCCAGAAAATTAAGAATTTTAGCATAATCACCCCGGATGAATATCTGCGTCTTAAAGAAGAAAATGAAGCTTAGTTGAGCGACATCCACGATTCTTTTGAGAATGTTTTAACAGATGCGGTTTCTAAATTTCCGAAAAATGAATTCATTATTCAACAAGTAGTTTCTGAGGACAAGACTATCCGGTGGAATTATCGACAGCATTTGCTTTCCGTCAAGAACCAAAACCAGCGCCATTAAGAACGATTTTAGCAATGGCCACTTTGACTCTGGCGCGAGTGTAACATCGATTGATATTTCATTATATTCGGAATATAGCTGATAACAATAGAAGAATGATTACCTTCATAATAAATTACTAATTCTGTTCAATTTAAGATTGATCTTAGACTTTCTATTAGCTCCGTAATTTAAGTTTTTAAACTTCGATAAAGGTTCATAATAGGCCAACTGTCAATTTCGATTCTTTCTTCTTCCGTTAATTTACTATAAAGTGAATCAGATTCATAAATATTTTTTAGAAGTATATTGACGCATAAGCACGTTACGATCTGATTTTTAAAATCTTCTTTAAGTTTAATAATCTCTTCAGCTTCGCTTGCGCTGAAATCGCGAGTACGGAAAATGATTTGGTATTTATTGATTACGAAGGGGGTATTATAGCTATCATCCTCGACGTTTTCAATAATCACTTGATTCAGCCGTTCGGCGAAAGATAAAATTCGTATATCTTTTGACGAGTCGAAATATGAAATACAAGATAGCAATAGAAAAGAATATTCTAACCTCAATTTATCATCGTATTTAGCATCAATGTCCCTTAGGGCGGCATCGCAATGATTCACGATTATAGGAATTAAATCTGCTCTATCTAATATCAAATATTTACTACATACAACTCTCGTCTTTGTAGTGCGCGAAGTGCATAAATATTGTTCACCAAAGTCCATTTCGTCTGTAAAATTAAACACAGCAAATTCACTATCAACCATAGGTATGAATATTAAAATCAAAACTATAGTCGAAATTTTATAAACTTTGTAAAAACCCTTTTTGCAATCATCAATCTTGACTTTCATCCTTTGATTAACAATATAAATTATTTCCGAGATTTCTTGGAAACTAGACTCAAGGTCTTGAATGGTGATGCCGACCGTATTAAGATTTAAGTATGAAAAAGCATTATAAGTGTCTTCATATAAAATAACTTGATCTAAAATCGTCTCCGAAGCTTTATAAGAATCAAATGTAAAAGGAAAAGTGCCTAATACGAAGGAATTTGAATCTTCTAAATCACGTAGGAATCGTAAAGCGCTCAATGTTTCATCAAAATCGCTATCGAGTTTCCATGAAAAATGTATCTTTATATTTTTTGAATCGAACTCAATTAAGAGTCCTTTATTTAAACGAATTGTATGGAATCCGTTAGCTTTTTCTCCAAGAAAAGCTTTATTGAAATATACTTTTTCGTTAATTTTTATCTCGACTTCCTTATTAAATCCAATTTCAGACAGCTTTGCTTTAACAGGAACTGTAATATCCGTGTCTTTCAATTTAAAATATAAATAACTATCGTCGGACAGAACCGATTTATAAATATTTTCTTTTTTTAATGATTTAGTAAAAAGAGTGCCTTGCGTTAAATCTACTTTACCGATACTAATATGATTATTTTGATTCCTTTGGAGCGGTTGATTTTCGAGAAAGAATTTACATTCGTTGACAAAATTTTCTATGTTACTATATTCTTTCAATCTAATCCTGATTGTATTGCTTTTTCTTTTTGAATTTAATAGATAATTTTTAATAGTTAGCGGAAGCAATATCTTACCGAAGAATTTAACTGAATTATCATTAAATATTGGTCTTATGAAAATTATACCTCCATTATTAAGATAATTGATAGCATCTAATTTTTCCAAAGAGTACGATTCTTTATTTGGCGGAAAATCTTCTCTTGATTTTACTTGTATCGGAATTCTTCCGAGTATAAATTCTTTTTTGTCATTATGATCAGGTCGATCATAGACAATAATGCTACCGTCCCAGGATGGCAATTTATCATTTTCATTTGTATCCGGTTTTAAAACTTTGCTACGTAATATAAAAATATTAAAATGTGAAATGCCCAAGCTTTCAATTCTCGAATTACTCATATTATATTAGTCTCTATTACTATTCTAAATTCTAATTTGATTTAGAAAAATCAAGAGTAAAGAATATTTGTTATCGAGTATTGATTTCTTTGGACATTTTAACAGGATTTAATTTCGAACCTAACCCGGAGAAATATAAAAAAACTCCACCAAATAGTGAAATCGCTCCCCCTATCAAAAAAACAAAGATCCAATTCTTCACCGACCTTCCGAACTCCGCGTCTGCCTTCCGGGATTCAGCGACTTTCATCCAGTAAATCGCAAAAGATTTCTCGCGAACAAAGGCGTCCAACGCTCTTCTCCTGCCCTCTTCGTTATCTTGACAGATTTGTTCGATTTCTACTGGATCGACGGTTTTCTTTCTCTTGGAATTGTTTTCCTTTAAGTGTCCGACTTCGGCTTTGTAATCGAATATCGGTTCTTCCGGTGGAGTAGAACAATCGACAATGGAAAAGAAAATGCAAAGAGTAAAAACAATCCCTTTTCTCATACTTTTCCCTCCGGAGTTTTCAATTGTTTCCCGATGAAACCGATCGCTGCGAAACCTGCTGCCATTCCGATCACAGCTTGTGACCAATCCGCTTTTTCAAGAAAAACGCTTACAACGGAACCGATAACAATCAAAACTCCAAGGACCGTCGAAATGATTCCTTTAGTAGAGTTGTCGAGAAGATATCTCCAAAAAGACTTTGCGTGTTTTACCAAGATCAAATTCCTCCTTGAGTCAGGTAAATATAGGAAGCGCGCTTCCCCGCGTTTTTGTCTCTACCGCAATGCGCGACGAGCTTCGCCGCTTCATACCGGTTATAAATTCCTTTGTCTTTGTAGCCTGAGTTCCAATTGCCGTTCGAATCGATAACGTTGTAGAACTTCACTCCACCAATGATTTCGATTCCGGTAAGAACGATGAAATGGCCGGAATCTGTAAGACTTGTTCCGAGCATTACCGCGCGACCGCTCTTAAGAACAAGATCCAACTCTTCCCATTCTCCGTTGACTCGAAGATTTACTTCGACTTTGAATTCATTTAGGATTTCTTTTAGAGCTTCCGCGTAGCATTCGAGAAATCTTCCTAGACGAATTTCAGGTTTTGATTTCCAAAGACTTACAATCCACTGGAACTTCGGCATTTTTAGAATTTTTTCTCCGATCCCTTTTTCGCCAAATCGCGGTTCCATCCAATCGATGAACCAACGAACAACGTCTACGGAAGAATACTCCGGAATGACCGAAGAGGTAAGGACCATCGCGGCTATATAGCCGCAAACGGACCCGTATTGTATCGGACCGACTGGTTTAATTTTGTTATTCTGTTCAATACCTTTTAAGGCGGATGCGTGTATCAAATTCTCTCCTCCTTACTTTCTTGGAGAAGAACAGCCAAAGTGGAACAAGTTGTATTGAGGCGATTGATCGAATCTCCTAAGGTACGGAGTTCGATTTTAATTTCTTTCAAATCGTTTGCTTGATAACTCAGATCCCTTTCGAGTTGATTTACTTTATTTCGAGCTTCATAGGCGACTTGAAGAGCTTCGTTCAAACGGGAATGAACGTGTTTTACAAAGTATCCAATACCGGAAATCACGATACCGGCAACGTAATTGATTTGTTCTTGAGAAATCACTTAGTATTTGTTCTTAGATTCGTTTGTGTTTTTATTTGTAAGTCCTGTTTGAGCTACGATAAGTTCTGCAAAAGTAATGTTTTTAGTAAGATTCATAATGTTATAATACTCTTATTTTGTATCTAACGGAAGTCCAGGCGGGTGCAGTTTCGTTTCCATTGCGCGGGGCTCCGGTTCCATCCGAAACAGCAGAACCCGTATACAGAATTGTGGCAGAGTTCGACCCGCCAGAATCGGCATATCGCCCACCCTGTCCGTACGTTCCCCCGGCAATATCCCCGGCGTATTGTTGGTGCCTGTGGGAGGGAATTCTATCCTGACCCGCCGCGCCAACCGGTCCGCCGTCGTAATTCCCGCCGGACATTTTGGCTCTGGAGCCGTGAACCCCCGCACCACGCGGGAAGATCCCTCTGCGATCCGGAATAGTAAACGTTGTGAGGCCGTCTCCAAAACCATATTCAACATTTGTAATCATGTCTCCGGTCAGAGAGGCCGTTAAATTGATAACTCCACCCGTGGGACCTAACGAAATCTGGAAATCGTTTGTAGTAGGATTACGGACATAGTAATCCGTAGATGCCGCAATTCCGCCACCGGTGAATGAGAATCTCACCAGTTGACCTTCGGCGCATCCGTGGCCGCTTGAGTTGATTCTGTCCGTTGACGCAACAATTCCCGTAACGTTGCGACGAACCAAATTCCAAAATGTTGAAAAAGTAGTTCTCGAAATTGCCTGTCCATTTGTTTCTTTGAAATTAGAACTTGGTAACTGATCGAGGCCGTCTTCTAAAATTCCACCGAGTGGAATCGAGAAACCGCCACCGGAAACGGCGTTCCAGGCCGCTCGTTCTGTGTCCGTTACAAAACGATGAGTCGTATCCTCGACAATCTCAACTGCGGGAATCGGAGTGGACGTATTCCGTTTTTGTAATAGTGCGGAATCGGATTCGGATTTGGTATAATAACGGGAATCGTGATCGTGTAAGGTCGGTGGAAATACCGAAGGCTTATTTTGTATTACCGTCCAATCTGGAGAGGATAACACTGGTAGTTGAGAGAGCGGAATTTTTCCGGAAACAAGATCCGCTTTGGATGCAAGTTGGTTTAGAAGAGTCGTAGCAAAATTCGGATCGTTGTTTAAGGCATTAGAAATTTCTTGAAGTGTGTCGAGGACGCCGGGTGCTCCATGTACTATATCGGCTTTTACCTGCACAATCGCCGCATCGACTAAAGCGATCACCCAATCTCTACGGGTAGCGTGAGAATCTAAAGAAGGTGCAAGAAGTAAGGAAATAGAACGCGCGCCGGTTACGTTATCAAGAGAATCAATTCCGATACCGGATTCTAAAACCTCTATCGCGAAAGTTCCGGATTTAAGAAGTTTTGAACCTGTGAATGGATTTAGAATCTCAAGTTTATTTTGATCGAGCCACTCGAGACACTTCTCTAAAACAAGATTTCCAACTCCGCCGAGCTTTCCGAGCCAATAGTTTGAGAAAACACCGATCATCCAAGAACCGCGACCGAGGGTAGTTCCGGCGAGACGAGTTTCTAAATCATTGATAACAACCGGATCAACAGTTTCGTTATTGCGCGAAATCGTTCCCGTGAGAGTAAAAATTCCCCAATACGGATATGTAAATTCACCCTGACGGTTTACAAGCAAATCCCACTCATATACTTTTGGGATAAGTCCGCGTGTCATCGCTGGAGGAATTTTGATTACGATTTCTTCATGTTCCCAATCCGCGCCTTCGTCGGACGGAAGAGGTTCGATCGAAAGTAGAATTTTTGAAGATGCGGAAGACTCTTTGATTTGGAAAAGGATTTGTGCGACGGGGGAAAAGATATTCTTTAAACCCCTAAGGCGGATGACGGTAGATTCGTTTTGTCTGACTTCTAAAGGAAGATTAACTCTCAAAAAACGTTACTCGACTTTGAGTATTCCGCCATACTCAAAAATCGCGTTTTTCCCTTCGGGCCAGCTTGGATCCGTTCTTTCGACTAAAACGTCGAATTGGAGAATTTCTTTTTTTAACTTTGAAGTTTCTGTTTCATTCATCGAAAGAAAATATCCGTCCTCTTGAACCTGAGTTTCGAACTGTCCTCGCTTTAAAAAAGAACCGTCATTTTTTAGCATACCAAAGGAAGCGAAAACAGTCGTGTGTTCTAACATGTTCGAAGAAAAGAATTTTTTAAAACTTCTTCCTCTCTGGATCGTAATACTCGAATTTTTCATGGAATATAATCCGTGATCCACTGGATGAGAATCCAACGCATGAGCGCGTTTCCGGGCGAGGTCCAACGGAAGTTGAACTGTCCTGCGCTTTGGTCATCGATAACTTGGAAATCGGAATCGGAATTTCCATAAGCGCCGATACCACCAATTCGAGACCGGGCGTTGTACCAGATTAAAATACCTTTTTGTCCGGCGTAGGATTCCATACCCAAAGTGCCGGATTCGTTGTCGTTTGCGTAGTCTCGTTCGAGAAGAGAAAATTTTGTCCATTTTACGAGACTAAGTAGAGGATTTAGTTTTGAATTGATCGTAGAATCCGCGCTTGTTCTCGTATTGACTTCATTCGTTAAAAGATTCGAAAGCGCCGCAAGTTGGGATAAATTGATTCCGTCCGTAGAATTTGTTCCAGGTGCTACATTGATCGCTTTGTGAGAGTTGAAGTTTAAATTCCCTTCCATAGGAAGAGTGCCGTCTCTTGAAAGTTTTGAATTTAAGGCGACGTATTGGATATAGAGGTCGTTTTCAACGGTCTTTCCTCCCCCTACTCCGTTATACGCGCTTATATATTTGGATCCAAGATCCACCGTACTCGGAACTACGACTTTCATCGTGGAAGGAGTGATATTCACTTGAGGTCCGATCGGTTCGGATGTAACCCTTGATTGAAGGTTTGCGGGAATCTTGTCTCCTAAAACGTTTCCTTTATAAACTCGGATCGAACCGTCGTCGACCGGTCTTTCGTTTAATCGAAATCCTCTTCTGCCGTCGAGTTCGGGAAATTCTACGACTTCGTGAACTTCACCGAGTATTTCTTGAAAAACGAACTTACCCGTTATTTCATCGTATCTCCAGTTTATATCCTGTCTTCCGGAAAGAATCGGAGGAAGAGCCATCACCTGTTCCTTGCAATGTAGCGTAACGTTTCAATTTGCGAGAGGTATCCCGACAAATACTGTTCTAAAGTCTGCTTGCCGCCAAAGGTGAGTTTGCAGTTCTTCTTTGTTGGTGCGTTACCATATTCCACTTCAACGAGTGGAACGGTATGAGTGACGGAGGTATTCGAACGAACCCGAAGTTGGTCGAAATACAGTACACAGTCGGGAACGTTTTTGAAAATAAAACCGATCTCGACGATTCGTTTGATTTTAAGGGAAGCAATGTTCCAAGGACAAGGAATCCAAATCGCTTCCTGCTCGATCGGGAATGATTTTTCGTGAGTTTGTCCCTCTCCGTCAATGATGTAAAAGAGGACCATTCCGTCGGGGTTTAGGATAAAGTCGTCTTTGACGCTTGCATAGAGGTAGAAATGAATATCGGTAAGGCCGTTTTTACGTTCGTTAAAAATCTTTTTGTAAACTACATGATCCGCACCTGAGAAGATGAGTTTGTGACACTTTGATCCAGAAATAAGCGTGTCATTCGTTAGTTCAGTGTGAAGTTTACTGGAATCGGATGAAGACCAGGAAGAAAGGGAATCTAGATCATCGATTGTTTCGTAATAACTTTTTTGGGGGAAGGCGATGTTGTAATCTCCGAATTCGTAATAGCGATAAGGAGCGTTTTTAATCGTGATTAAAACTCTTGGTTCTTTGTGGAGTTCGAGTAAATTTTTACAAAGGACAACCGCGATTTCTTTTGTAAATGACGCGGGAACTTCGATGTTTTTAGTTTTTCTTCCCCATTTGTTTTCGGAAGATTCATTTAGCTCTGAGTAGAGTTTTGTAGTACCGGAACCTTCCTCGCTTTTTGCGAAAATCTCAATGTAGTTCCAAACCCAATCCCGATCTATTTTTACATCAAGGTCATTGAAATCCCAACCGATCGCGAATTTATCAATCGGTTCTTCTTTTTTCTTTTCGAGAAAGTAAAATCCGTCTGCATTGACTCCGCAGTACCAAAGTCCACCGAGCATATCGACGACCAGCTCGATGAATTTAAAAAGGGACATCCCTTCGAGATAGAGTTCGCCGAGAGTTGTAATTCCGTAGGTGGTTTGTATGAGATTGGAAGAATAGAGAATCGGAACTCTTTGACCGTAAGTTTTAAAAACTTGGTTTGCAAGTTCGGAAACAAGAGTTAGAGGATCACCCCATTCTTTAGGTAAAATCTCTACGGTTCCGAGGATTATATTTTGTAAAACAACGGACGGGTTGTGAATACGAACCGTTAATGAATCGATTACCTGGGCGACTCTGAATTTTCCTTCGTTGTCAGAATCATCCGTATCTCTTACATACAAAACTTGATTTGGTTGGATGTTAGCCGTTTGTAAATTTTGCGGGTAAGAAACGTTTGCTCCTAAATAAAGAATCGCATCTGTGTCGTCGGCTCCGCCAATTTCAATCTTATGAATATTCCACTGATTGAAATTGGAAATCGTCTCACCTTCCAGCCGTTTAATCATTCCATAAGATTTGTAAGAGAATCCTTTTTTAGAAGTAGAGGTTTGATCGGGTGTATCGTAGAGATAGCCCTTCATCACCGATTTAGAATCGATTTTTAACTTGTAGGAAGCAAAATCGGGAAGCGGAACATCCGGCATTTCCGCGAACACAAGTTCGCCTGACAATGGGCCGAACTGGTTCACTGTATTTTTCATCGAAGAAAGTTTCGGATATTGAATCCCGAGAGGAAACTGAGAGAGAATGGAACCCGCGACAGAAGAAAGTTGAACGTTTGAATCTTCGCCTGTGCCGCCCGAGTATTCCTGGAAGATCGTTGCATCTGTCGGCTGTCCTTTACAGGAAGTTCCGTACGCGGAACCAAATCCTTCCGGAAAACCGGATCTTTCTCCGTGGCCGTAAACAGCCGATTCGTCTACAATGTATCCCAAGTTTTATGATTCATAGCGCGTCCTGTGTCTGATTCGTAGGCGAATGGGTGCATTCACCGCCGAAGAATAAACGACTCTGTTTTTACCCGGACGAAAGACTAAAAAACTTCCTCCGGTCCATATCAAATTGTTATGAGAATACGTGATCGGTTTCGAATCATTGATTCTTCCGCCGATCCGGACTTCTCCCTGTACGGAGCTGATCGTCAAATATTTGTTGAGTTCGGTTGCATTTGAAAAAGATAAACTTTGGATCCTTTGCGTTGCAAATCCTTGGCCTTCCTCGTCTTCGAGGTCCAAGGAAAAATCAGGATTGGAATTACTTTCCGCAATTAGGTCGAATTCAGGATAACCATCGAGTGAGTATTCGGATGCGAGATAAATATCAAAGTATCCGCCGGATGGAAGGTATAAAAAGTCCGTGTTTGATTCTTCGCTATCTTCAAAAAGAACGTCCATGAGAATGAGTTCGATATTTGCTTCGGTTACGATTCGTTTTTCAGAACCCTTGTCGAATTTTTCCGGGATACTTGAAATCTCTACACTCGCGCGACGCGCGTTTTCAGCATCGATCAAGTAAATCGGTTTCTTACCGGTAAGAAAGAAGTTCGCGAGTTTACTTCGAAATAAATTGTATTCCAGATCGGACCCGAACGTTTTCGAATAAGGAAGAGAAAGTTTTCTGGTAGAAATCACATTGTCGGATTGATTCTTAGAACCCCACTGACTGTTTCTTGCAACGAGCGCCTCCGGAAGATCGAATTTTGTAGGGGAAATTCTCCACAATTGATCGAGAGTTTCCGTAAGAGTTCGTCCTTTAGAATCTTGTAATATAAACTTCAAACTATCCTAATACGCCCGTTTGCGTGAGGCGTTTAAGAAGTTCGTCGAGGAAGTAATCAAGCATCGCCTCTTTGTCGATTTGAGAATAGTTTTGAGAGTGATCCATCCACTCGATATTGATATTCGGATTTAAAATATTCGATTTTGGGATTAGGCTTTCTGAAATGTCTTTTCGAATGTCCTGCCAGCCGGATTCGGGAACGACCACCTCGCGCGGTGTTAAAAGAGCCGGAACCGAATCTTTACCCTGAATCCCTCCTTCCACAAGTCCTCCGATGGAAAATCCCATCCAAGGCGGATAGTTTTGTGACTGCGCGGCGGATAACGCAAGACCACTTGCAGTCATTCCCGCTCCCGCAACTAACCCACCGAGAACCGTTCCGGTCGCGATTCCAAGCGCGGGCATAGTCGCCATCGAAGCTCCCAGTGTTGGTCCGGCGAGAGCTGCACCCGCAGCGGTGTATCCTGCAACCGAAGACGCAAACGTAATCGCACCTTGAACCGCAGATTGAGCGATACCGAATGCGGCTTGTGCTACTTGAGCTTGTTTGTTTGCTTCGAATGCAGATTTACCAGATTGCCACTCTATGTATGAGGTAAGTCTTTTTGCGTTCTGTTTGTCTTGTTCTGCTTTCGCAGTGGCCGCAGTCTTATCAGCTTCAATTTTCTTTTGCTGTTCGGCTAACGCCTTTGCCTTTTCTTCATCCTCCTTCTTTTTCTTTTCATCCGCCGTATCGGCGTCTTTGTTTGCTTTCTCAATTTGCTCCAGAGTTTTTTTATCATAGCGATCTTTTAAGTCCTGTTTGTCTTTTTGGAGTCTGTCAAAGAGTTCGGCTTTTCTTTGGTTGAATAACTCTTCGTCTAAACTCTCTTGTTCTAAACTTGCGATTTGAGAGTTGTATTTTTCTTCGAGCTTCTGCGCGTCTTCGTTGTAGAGAGCTTCGTTCTCTTCCTTGATTCTTTGCGCTTCTGCATCTCGTCTTTCCCCTTTTCTTTCTTCATACGCCTGCTCGGCTTCTTCCATCGCACCCAGCTTTTCTTGAAGTTTACTGAGTTCTGCGTCTTGTGCGGAAAGATAGGTTTGAAGGTTTGCATCTACAAACCGTTCGAAGGCTTGTCCATAGAACTGAACTTGTTGAATCTGATTTTGACTTTGAACTTGTAAAGCTTGCGCTTGCGCTTGAAGAACTTGAGTAACGGGAGCGGAAAGAAAAACAACTGCACTGGCAGCCGCTTTTCCCCACGCTGTTACGGATTGTAAAAATCCTTGTGACTTGTTCGTCGCTACATTGATCTGTTGTGAAATATCATATATTTGGGATTCGGTTTGAGCTAAGGGACCTGTACTTTGTTCCCAGTCTGTTTTAAACTTTTGAATCTTTGCAGTAATCGTATCGAAAGTTTTTGCATCGTCTAACTGCGCGTGAAGTTTGATCGCTTCTTTAGGAGAAAGTGCGCCGGAACGAACCTTTCGATCGATTTCGTCTCTCGCTCCCGCAAGTAATGAATCGAGTTCTCGTAAATTTTCGGGCTTTAGTTTTAGAACTACGTCGGGAGAAATATTGTATTTTTTTGAGATTTCTCCGACGACTCGTTCGAGTTGTTCCTTATTTTGAATTTTGTCGGGAGTGATTGATTTTCCGTCGAGAGTAAGAGGAATCCTCGCCCCTTCTTTTTGTGAAAAATCGAGAAGTTGTTTTTTTAGATATTCGAAAGATTGAGACTCTAACGTTCCAGTGAGTTTTACAGTCGAAGGATTAGATTTCCAAAATTCTTCAATGATCCGTTTTTGTTCCGATAAATCCTCTTTAAGTTTTCCCTTCCCTCCTCCACTGGACGAAGAACTTGGAGCTTTCGGTCCCGATTCTTCTTTTTGAATTTCAGAAAACGCTTTTCTCCAGCGATTTACTTCTTCGCTGGAAATAAACTGTTTCCCGGAAAGCCAATTCCGTTTGAAAATTTTCTCCGTTTCCTCTGCGGTAAATCCAAGATCCTTTAACTTCTTTTGAAGTTTCTCGACCTTTTCAGTTCCGACTGCATACCCTAGATTAGAAGCTCCCGCAAGGTCATTGATTGCTTTATTCGCGGATTCTAAATCATCCTGAAATCTTTCTTTGAGTCTTCTCCCCTTTTCTTCGGTGTCTTTTTGTTCCCCTTCCCGTCGAAACCTTTCTACGATGTCGATCGTAAATACAAGGGCGGTTGCACCTAACGCGAATGGGCCGAGTATTTTTGTCCAGTTGGCAGCTCCGGCGACCCCAGCAAGCTCTAGACCTTTTGTAATCGTTATGAGAGAAGCATAAAATGTTAGCCCTGCTGTTCCGGCTACAGTGAGGGATTTTCCGAAATGAGAAATCGAAGGACCGAGATTTATTATTTCAATTTGAGTTTTCTTTATTTGAGCATCGATTTTTTTCCACTCATCGGATCCTTCTGGAACGCGAGCTAAAGACTCTCTAAGAAGAATGATTTCTTGATCTAATTTTTTTACCTTGTCACCATTTGAGAATAAACCGGGTAAAAATGAAAATCCGTCACTACCGAGATTTAAAATTGGCAGTAAAGATTCCTGATAAAGTTTACCGAGTGCGACCTTTGTTTCATTCGAAGACTTGTCGAGCCTTCCTAAAGCTCCTGCGTATCCTTGCGCTTGTTCTGCCGCTCTTCCTTGATACGCTTCCGTTTCGAGTAACGTTTCATTCAAAAGAACTTGTCTGGCTTGTGCGCTTTTTGTTGCGTCATTTAAGTCATCCAGTTTCATCCCGTGGATTTCGAGCATCTTGGAGATATTCGTCTGAATCCCGGTTGCATCGGACAAAATCGAATTCCCCGCTTTGTAGCCTTGCGAGACTACTTCGATCGATTCCGCGAGAGAATAATTGGATTGTCTAAGAACGGACCCTATGTCCGCGTTTGCTCGAATGAGCTTTGACGCTTCCGAAACGGAATAACCCATCGAAGTAAAATTTCGCATCGTTGCGGTTACTGCTTCTTTATTCAAATTCAGTTCATTTGAAATTGCACTTACCGCTGATACTGCTTCGGGAATTGCTTCTTTACCGAATTTGTATCCGATAACAGCAGAAAGTCCAGACATAGTGTTCTGAGCTTTCTGGGCCTCGTCCATAAAGGACTTTACTTCGCTTGTGATTACTCGGGTTGTGAATCCGCTCGCAAGGGAGGCGAGTCCAGTTTTGAGTGAGAGGGTTTGTTTGTTAAAGTCTTCTCCCGACTTTCTTGCTTCGTCGAGTTTTACACGAACGGACTCGACTCCGGATTTGAGTCGATTGAACGAGTCGCCTCCTATCTGAGAACGACTCATTGCATCTTGGAATTTTTTAAGTCTTGTTTCGAGACCTGAAATCGTGTTTAAGGATTGCCTGAACGCTTTCGGATCGATTGCAGAGCTTAAAGTTTTGCCAAACTCGGCTCCTGATTTCTTTGCCTCATCGAGCTTCGTCCGAACCGATTCAACGGCGGATTTAAGACGATTGAATGAGTCGCTTCCAATTTGAGCCTGACTCATTGCGTCTTGGAATTTCTTTAGTCTTGATTCAAGACCTGAAATCGTGTTTAGAGAACTACGGTACGCTTTCGGATCGACTGCGATCGCGTTATTCGCCGCCTGACCGAGTTCCTTGATCTGAGTGACAAAACTTCGCGCATCGGAAACGGCATCGTTAAAAGCCTTTTGAAGCGGCTTTCGGTCTCCGACGAGAGAAACGTTAACCGTCGCTTGGTTTTTATTCAAGAAGCTACTCTTCGCGTATCACGATTCCGTTTTTCCTTAATGTATGTTCTTCCTTTAGTTTTTTCCAAAAATCCGCAGATTCGGATTTAGCTTTCCAAAACGCATCTTCGTATTCTTCTTCCGTCAATTTTTGCGACGGACGAACGAGTTTCAAAGAAGTCATTTCTTTGTCTATACTTGCGATTCTCTTCGTAATCTCTTCCGCAAATTCCGGTTTCAGATATACTGCTACAAGAAGTTTGTTTCTATATTCTTCTAACTCCATATACCGGAGCGCGAGAAGTCGGCTTGTCAGTCCGTGGTAGTTTAGTTTTTGAACCGTTTCTTCCCGAACTCCGGAACGAACGAGTTTCATTTTTGCAAGAACAAGTTCCGAGTCGGGATCTACTTTTTTGCGGACGATTCTCCCGGATTTCGTTTGGTTGCGAGTTCGACTTCATTTAAGAATTTGAATATGTTTGAAAAGTCGGGATAGAAAAAGGGAATCCGATTTAGGACTTCGATATGTTTTTCCGATTCGAAAACCGTGACTTGGAATTTCTCTCGAAGGAGCGTTAGAATTTTATCTCCGAATTTCCGAGCTTCTTTTTGTTTTTTAACAAACAACGTACAATCATTTTCGGAAACATACTGAGTTAAGTCCTTACAAAAGTCTACGAACGAAACGGCGTCTTCCAATACGAGCAACTTGTAACTTTCGTATAGTTCGGAAATTACATGATTTGTTTCGTTAAACGCGGTTGAGTGTTGCTCGATCGCAAGTTCCAACTTGTCTTGAATTTTAGAAAGTCGTTCGTGAAGCCCGATTGTCGATACGTGAATCGGAAGTGTGATTTCTCCACCGCCTAAAAAGACGATGGTAGTCTCGTTGTACGGGTGAATGTTATGTTGCACTTAAATCCCCCAGATAGTATGCAACCGGGAGGCCGCGGAACGTTGTGTTTGGATCCACGAGTGATTCGAATTTTAGTTCCACAGAAAGCGGAGTCTTACCGTCGAATTCCCATTTCGGTTCCGGGTAGAGCATCGTGTTCGGTAGAATCAAAAGATCCATCGGATCAAGAGAGCGGGTTCTTGGTGCAATGAGTCCGGTTAAGTGAAGTTCCTGACCGTTACCAGCCTCGATTGAATCCCACATTTTGACCGTTCGAGCCGCGCCTTTGATATTTCCGGTAAGTGAATCGTAGTTTATCAGATACCCTTTGATAACTTTCTGAATCACCTCTTGTACGGGTTCGATGATTTCAATCGTCGTCGTCACCATGTACGAGTTCAGAGTCTTCTTAAACGCTTGCGCTCCCATTTGCATGGCGACGTGTTCCGCGTATCCTAACGACTCTTGCATCGTAGCTTTCAAACTCATGCCTAAGTCCCACATGTCCGCGATTTTGAAAGTCGCTCCTGTCCCCGGAACCGCTCCGATCGGAGTCATCAGTTCAAGTGAGGTTACTCCCGTTATGGTTTTGATTTTTTTAAGACCGGGTAAGTTTCCGATCTTTAGATACTGACCGACTGAAAGTCTCGTGAAATCCGTTCCGGTTCCCGTAACTAAAACATCATTGGCCGAAACGGAAATGGTTCCCGGTTGGTTCCCAGTTTTTGAAAGTGGTCTTCCGAAATCCGTCGCTATCGGACTGATTGATCCTGTAGGCCGACCGATAACCGCCGATCCTTCCGGCGTGATTAAATCTTCAAGTGCCATTTGTTAGCTCACTCGGGAGAGCTTTGTTTCACGTTTTGTTTTGGCTTTTCCTGAATGGTACTTTTTGGTTCGTAGAGTTTAAAGAGAGGGTCTTTTAAAAACTCCTCTACTTGCGATTTTGGGACTCGGATAGTAACGTCACCGTTTCGGGTTGACTTAAGAAGTGTCACCTGTTCTTCATTCATTCTTCCTCCTTTTATGAAATAAAAAAGCTCGCGTTGTATCGATACTCGCCGTTCAGAACTTGGCCGATGAGTCGAATTTCTTTTCCTTGGATGACTCTCAAGGTGATCGGTGGAAGATCTACAGTTGTTTTTCCTTGCGGAAGATTTTGCGGAGTCGGTAAACTTAAGTTATACCTTTCGTTTAACTTTTCATACAGATCAAATGCGATGTCTTTCGATCTTGGAAGTGTCTTTGCAATACACAAAAAATCGATCTGCGTCTTCGAAAACGGATCGGGGTTTGTAGTTATATTATGAATGACTAAAATCTTCTCTACGGCCTCTTTAGGGGTCTCGACAAAGGGCTGTAAAATGTTTGAGTAAGAAGAAAAGGAAAGCTCATTCTTCATCCAATCAACTAAGTATTCGATCAAGTATCTGTGAGTAGTTACGTCGCTCATCCAAAAGTCTTTTCGAAGAGATCGCCGAAATGGTCGGAGACTTCTTCTACAATTTCGTTTGAGTTCACAGGTTCTTGAAGTTTCTCAATCCAACCGGGTCCGGTTCCGGGTTGTTTTCCTTTGAGTGTGATTGGTTTTCCGTCTGCTTTACTTTCTCCCGACTGTTGCACTTCCGCGTAAGGAGCTTCATAAATGGTCCTTGCTTCTAAGTCTGTGATGTCTGCTATTGCAGGTGGAAGTTTAAACTGTGATTTGGATTTCGATGAAACTTCTTCCACATCCTTTACGAGTTCGTCGCCAACATAGATCGAGTAGGCTCCCTGCATGTAACCGGTTTGTCTTTGTGGTTGAATACCTGTGTGGGAACTTGATATTTTCGCCGGGATTCCGAGGGCTACGATCTCAAACGCTTTTTTTGCGACCTCGATTATCTTTTCCGGAAAAAAGATCCCGAGTCTTTCTTTGAATTCGTGATCGTCTACGTTCCAGCCCTTACTCAAGCTAACCCTCAATTTCAAAGTGGTGGACGTTTTGATTGGCGTCGGGTGCCGGATAGAAGTAAAGAATGGAAAGATATCTGCCACGAATTGCAAAGTCTTCTTTTGCAATACCTTGCGGCCATTTGATTAGGTCGGTGGGTCGTATGTCCTCATCTGGTAAAATATCTGCGTGAATGGTTGTATATGCGATTCCGTTATCAGAGTTTCTAATTCTTGTTTTTGGTTTCCAGCTTTCGGCAAAGACCGTGATATGTTCGGACCTTTCCTCATCCAGTGAGTTATCCGCGACATTGTAAATAGGTCTTAAAATCTCGAAAGGGACCATTACGCCGCGCTCCTTTCAGGAATTGCCTTCCCTTGTTTTCGAAACCAAGAACGAGCAAAATTTTCATTTGATCGAGAGGCAATGAGAGCAAAGAGTTTTCTGTTTGTAAGCACTAACGGAAAAAGTCGATGAGAGCATCTCGGATGATACCCTGGTTTTTCTTTTTCGGTTAGAAGTTTAAAAACTCCCGCTTTTGCTAAGTCCGGGTCCGTCGTGTATATCTCGTCTTCGTGAGGTTTACAAACTTTGGCTGTAGTGTTGTGACCGGGAACGGTGTATAAAACGATGCCTGCGCGTGTTCCCTCTTCGATCGAGGCAGTAACTTGGCTGTCTGTGATTCGGGATCTTGTAACGAGTTCAGCGTAACTCTCAACTTTGAAGTGAATCGGATCTCCGTTACGATCCAGGATTTGAATGTATTTCTTTTCTAAAAATTTAGAATTGAGTCTTTCTAATTTCTCGAATTTCTTTTTACCAAGTTTTTCACAAAAGAATTCTCTTGAATCTTTGTCTTTCGGTGAAATGATTCGAGAGCTTTGGCTTTTTGAAAAATCAGTATTGTAGAAAAGCTCAATGACATTCTTTCGCGCTTGCGTTGGTGTTCCCGATTTTAAAAGACCTTTTGCAACCGCTTTGGAAAGTTCCGATTCAGAAAGAACTCCTTGCTTGGAGAGCTTAAAATAAGTCTGAAACATAACTTTAGATTGTTTGATTGCGACTCGGAAATCTCGGGCCGCGTCTCTGATTAAAACCGGCAAAGCCTTCGAATCGATCGCGGTTCCGGCGACATTCATCCCGGATTCTAAGATCAAATTTTCAGATATGCTTCTTCCGTATCGGTAGGTTTGCGAAAGAGTATTTCCAATTGATTCATAGAATGTATTTAAAACGTTATCATAAAGGATAAGAATCTTTTTGTATCTTCTTTCTAAAAAACTAAGGTATTCTTTTTGATCGGGAGTTACCTTAGAGAAATGATTCTTTGTTTTCCAAGTAACTTCTACGATTGCAGTTTCCAATTCGCGAATCGCATCGGAAAGATTTTCAAGCAAAACGTCCACCTGACTTTTACTCATTTCGCGTAATAAGTCGTCGTGAAATTTCACTTAGTAAACCGACACTCCCGATCCAGTACGAAAAAGTTTCCCAGAAGTCCTACTTCCTTCCTTTTTTACGAAATCATAAACCGATTCAGGAATATCTTTTATGGTTCCATTTTTGTATGTGTAACTCTGATCGGAAATTGAATACGATTGAATCCCGTTGGCCCGGTTCTCTGCATGTTTGTTTGTTGGTAGTTTAAATAACTCCAACGCAAAAACGATCTGAGCTTTTTTTAAAGTTTCTTCGCTAACTTTGGCATAATCAAAAGATTCCGAATTTTGAAGCCTTAAAAAGGCGGTATTCAGAGCTTCTCTTTTTCTTTGAATGAGATTTGTGAGTGCCCCCACTTTGTTTTCTGGAATGCGTCGGAACCGAACCGGAAGATCAATATCGAATTCAACCGAGGTTATAATCGCGTTTGAATCATCTGTAACGGAAACTACGTTCACAAGTTGGGATTCTAAATCTAAAGTTTCTTCGGGAAGAAGCGGGAGAGTTCCATTGAACTCGGTTCCGAACCCGATTAGATTTTCACCTATTGCTGTGACTGTTTCTTTTTGAAAATATTCGCTTCTCTCAGTATCCCTCCAGAGTGATCCTCCGGAGAAATACTGTAAAAAGTCATCGGACTCTTTTATCGTTACAAGCCCGACTTTCATTTTTAGGTTTGCACCTCTTCTTCTTCGATTTTCTTTTTGGGACTGTGAACTTCCTTTGATTCCGGAATTCGAAAATCAGAATGAACAGCGAGGGCTTCGAGTTGGCTTTCGTCTGCGAGTAACTCGACCTCAGTCCCATTTTTTAGTTTTTTATACACTTTGATTAGATTTTTTTTCATGTGGTTTTAAGCCGCCGCGAGAACTCTTCCAAGTCGTTTTTGATTGATTACTTCTCCACCATAGAGAATGTCATTTTGCACTTTGACGCGGAGACCGTCGGACCAAACAGAAACCCGAACAGGAAGACCGGCAAGCATCGCAACAACTGACCTTACTCCAGTTCCTTCGGGCATTGCTTTGTAAGCTCTTGCGCCGAACGCGATCGCGGAAGGTGAAAACGCAACCATAGAACGGGAAGGAATCACCGTAATAACTGCGTTATCCGAAACAGCGTTTCTAAGAGGCCCGTCAAAATAAATCTTAGTCGTAACCCCAAGAGATTTGTCGGTTCGAATTACCGTATGAAACGGAGCTCCCGTTTCTCCGGCTACAGTGAAAACGTCTCCTGGTCGTACCGGCTTAACGGCATCGTTAAACGCATCGACGATCATTTCCGAGTCTCCAGACGCGTAACCGCCGGAGTGATTTACCGCACCTGCAAGATCGGTCGGAGTATACGATTCGATCGCGTGGTTTTCGGATACGTTGAATCCGAGTGCGCGAGTGATTTTTCCGTCCCTCAGTGCGCTCGTATCTCCGGATTCGTTCGCTTTGAAAAACTCCGGAATGGAAAGAAGAGAACCGTAGTCATCCGGAGCGCAAACAAGCTGTTTCTCTCCACTGACTTTGTTATTCGAAAGCATTGTCCTGAGTTTCACAACCTTGTCTTTATCAAGTCCTGTCCTTGCATCGACGATGTTGTTTGTCTTTAACGCGAGGTTATAGATAAACTTGTTCACCGTTGTATAAAGAGAAAGAGCCATCGGTTGCGCGTATTTCTCGACAAGATCATACGAGCTTAAAGAAAGTTCGGTGGAAGTTAAGATAATCGTTTTCTTTTTCGATTCCGTTAGTTCGACTTTCTTAGCTTCTTGGTGAACATCGGTCGCATCGGGATCTTCTTTCGGATCGTAGTCGTCTGCGTCACCGAAATCCGGTGTAATCGGGACCGTTACTTTGTCCCCTACTTCCGCGAGCTTTTGCTCGATCGATCTTGAAACTTGATTTTGAAAATTGAGAACTCCGGAGTCTAAGGCATCCCACCCATCGAACCAGAATTCAGGAAAGAGTACATCTTGTCCTGAGTTAGACATTGAACCTTCTCGTTAGTCAACGATGATCGTTTGGATTCCGGCTTTCATCTTTTCGAGCCGTTCTTGTCTTACTTCCGGTTTCGCTAAGTCGGAACGCTTGTAGGCAACCTGTCCGGTTGTAGTTAAGCGACCTCCTTTCACGGATGTCCCAGAACCTGGAATTAAATTGGATTTGAGAAGGTTTGCGTTCGTCGGTAACGCTAGCCATTTGGCAGCCGCTTCTTCGGGTTCTAATTCTTGAACACCCGCGCCGTCGCCAACATCGAGCTTTAAGAAGACTTTAAAACTTCCGTCTTCCTTATTCTCGATTACAGTCGGTTGACTGATCGCTTTCAAAAGAAGGAGTGCTTGATTCTGATCGTAAAGATTGTGTTTGGAAAGTGCGGAGTAAAGTTCCGTATTGATCGACTTTTCACGAAAGAGACTTTCGTAACGTTCTTTGCTTTTTCTTTCGGATTCGATCGCTCCATTCAGCTTTTTTATTTCTCCTCCGAGTCTCGCGGCCTCCCTCTCCTTCTCGGGAAGTTTTTCGAGTTCTAACTGTTGCAGTTTTTCTTGAAGCTCCTTTAGGGCCGGGTGTTCTTCTTTGGCCGCTTCTTCGAGAGTCTTGAGTTTACTCGATGCGGTCCTAAATTCAGCCGATAGCTTTCCAAACCCTTGAGCGAGTTCCCGAGGTATGTTGTAAGTATTTCCTCCAAACTTGAACTCTGCGAGTTCCGGTTCGTTGCTCCTTGAGTCCCCTCCTCCTTCACTACCTTGGCCGTTCTCTTCTGTCTCTGTCTCTGTTCCTCCCGATCCGTCTCCTTCGCCTGCTTGTTTTAAAACTCTGGAATATTGGTTCCAAAACCTCATCTATGCTACCTGTTCTCGGTTTTCACCGTTCGCGTTTGCGTTTGTATCGGGGTCGCTCCCCGTGTGTTTTGTGATTCTTGATTCTTTTCTTCCATGTCGGAGGAAGAAGCCGTATGACTACTTTCTTGATTGAAAAACTTCTCCATGAAGCCGGGAAGTTTTTCTGTATCACTTGAATCGATTTCCAAGTAGAGTTTACTCTTTTCTGATTCGCTAAGATCGGGAAAGACCTTGTTTATGATTTCTTTTGCGATCTTCTTTTTTACTGCGGAGTAATTCAGACTATCAAAGACGGATAGAAGCGTCTTAACCGTTTCCGCGACGTCGATCGTTTCGAATTTTTTCTGATACGAAATCTTGATTTGATCTTTTGAAACTGAGGATTTTTGCCAGAGAGCAAAGAGTTCGAAGATTTCTCTTTCGCACTTTTCAAGACGCGTTGACCCGGAGTGTAAGAACGCCTTAGCTTCACGAAATTCTAAGGACTTCGCAATTCCAGACTGCGGCCCAGTCTTTTCTTGGTCTTTGTCAAGCCCTACTTTTTGAAGGATTTTTTTGCAGAGTCTTTCTACTACGATTCCAAGACCGGTAAGATCCTCGATTCCAGGGCCTATGAACGAGGGAGCCAAACCGGATTCTTTGTCGTATGTTATAAAGGAAAGAGAACCGATTCCTTCCTTTTCCAGTTTTTCCGGGAGGATTCCGGGATAGATGAAAATCTTAAACGCACCGGAATAGATAACCTCATCTTCTACGGACAAGAGGTTATAAATCTTACGATCGATGATCGCAATGTCTTCAAAAATCGTCTGATTGATCGGCCCTGATTCGTTATCGGACCAGGATACGAAAATGAGAGGAACGCGTCCGAGTGAATGCTGAACAGGATCGTTTGCGATAACCTTTCCGTCTTTGGTTCGTGTAAAGTCTTGATAATAATCCTTAGTCCAAAGTCGATACTCGACTATGTTCGTTCTTTCCTGGAATGGATCCTCATCCTCCAGATACGAGTTATCAAGAAGCACCCAAAGAAGTGATCCATTCTCATCAATAGAGAAATCACGGACCTGACCAAGATCGTACAATACGCAATAGGGCCTTAGTCCTTGTTCATTTATATCCGCTTGGGTTTTAATAGTTTCGGGATCGAAGGTCGGCGAATCAACAAGGACGGCGCAAGTGCAAAGTAGCGACTTGGTAGCAACTTCTTGCATGAACTCATCCATACTCTGACGATGATTTACTTTTTCGAGGAATGGTTTTAAAGAATCGGGTACGTTTCTGGTTGGTGTAGTATCGAAAATAAGTCCGGTAAGAGCTTCGACGATCGGAGAAGTATGATTTAAAAATACGGATCTCTTCTTTCGGTTTTCATACGAAAATGAATTTTCTTTCGAGTATTGAAAGAGGTGGTTTTTATCAATATAGGAAAGGCCGCCAAGAAACGAATCTCGTATCAACTCCCATGCGGTCAATTTTGACGCAATATCTGGGTGCCTTCTCTTTAGAATGATTTCGTTTTCGATCGTCTCGGACATGAAACTTTTTTAAGGGCCTATTTTTACTGTATTTCACGGATGGAAAACAGTCAGGTGCATTCCTTTAAGAAGCGAGTCCGAAGGATGCGACAAAGGTTTTCTCAATGGTCATGTAGTAAACGCCGGAACCCACATCCACAATGTCGTCGTGACTTTTACCATCTCCGACAAAGTTGTGAAGCGTGTTTAGAATTACTTCTATACTCGTATTCGGACTATTTACGATCACAACTTTTCCGATACCGGCAAGGCCTGCCCAAGGAAGTGCCCGAGAAAGTTTGTCTCCGTTGGCCGGATAAGAAGCACACTCCACTCCAATTTCTGCAAGTAACGTTATGATGTCTTCTACAGCGCCTTTTCCGGTTGCACCCGGTTCTTTTTCAACGCCGACTTTGACTTTTCCGTATTTTGAATATTGAATTTTGTCGAGTTCGGATTCTCTTCGGATCCACTTCTTTACTTCGTGCCAAGCAAGGCGGTTCTGATCGAATTTTAAATAGAGAATTCCGTCTTTAAAACCTCCTATCGCTGTCGCGGTAAAATCTGGATCGTTTTTGTTTGTTTTCTTAACTGTGGCCGCCAAATCCCAGAAACGGAAGAGCCGCATATCACTTGGAAACTCGGGCGCGTGTCCGAACCAGTGACGATTGAAAACTTTTCCGGCAACTGGCCGCGCATTCCAGTTTCCTTCAAGGTATCTTTCGCGCTCATAGTCAGCCATGGACTTGAGGTTTGCTAAGTAGCCTGGGTTTTTTTCTAAAAGGATCTTGTTATCATATACAGAAGACTTAATAAAGGTTACGGATCTTATATCTGCTTCCGTAAAATCAGGAAATAAGTGAATGAGTTCTTTTTTGGAATCAGCGAAGTAGAATTCGTTTTTTACTCGGAGAAAATAGCGGACCTTTCCATCTCTTGCGGGAATGGGTAAGCCCGTCTCGCGGTCTATCCACCAATCAAGGAATCTCCGTATCCAAGAATCGGGATCGGGATTACAAGTCGCACGAACGTAAGGCAAAACACCACTTCCGGATCGGTTCCTTGAACCCATAAAGAAAAAAGTATCTTCGGAAAACTGATTACACTCATCGAAATAGAATCCTGCAACCTGAGAACCTTCCCAAGAGAATTTAGTTTTCTCAAGTTGAAGGTGATGATATTGGATACTTGCTTTTTGGATCCTGTATTCAAGTGCCGGTGACTCGCGGGCAATTCCACCGATGAAAGGATAAAGGTTATTTGCTTCATCCCAAAGGCCGCCGGGCTTTCGTAAGTCAGTAGAGTTCTTTCTAAAAAAGACGGCGTTGAATTTTGGAATGTGGACATACCGGAGTGGATCAATCGTGATCGCGTAGCTCTTTCCCCCTCCTTTGGCTCCTCCAAAAAAAGCAATGTCCGCAGAAGTCGAAAGAAACCTTTCCTGCGGTCCCGGTTGCGGTTGTATGATCCGGGATTTACCGGTCAATCCTGGGACGTAGTTTCGTTTTTGTTTACATCGATCGGAGTTCTTCCGTTATCAGGAAGATACACTACAACTTGTTGAACTTCTTTCTCGACGGAGAGTTTGTCCTTTCTGCCCCACTCTTCCGGCCACCGACGTTCTAAAATCCAAGCCTTCGCTTGCCACGAATCGGATTTCTGGATGTCGCTTAGAAGTTTTATCTTTGCAAGGGCCTCCTTCTCTGCAAGTTCCTGCACAAATTGCACATATTCAGAATTCTTTTTTTCACCCGCGTCCGATCCTTTCGATTTCCATTGATAGAAAGCGCGTTCCGAGATCCCTGCAAGTGCACACGATGATTCGTAAGTATGACCATTTGAAATCGCTGCGAAAAATTTCTCTTTTACCTTCTCGCTTAATTTGGAAGGTCTTCCACTTTGTTTACGCACATAAATCGTTTTCGTTTGTTTCTATCCATTCTTCACAAATCTCAATCATCTTGAGAAACGCTACGGAATGGTTCTTTACATTGAGCCGCCTTTTAATCTCGGTCATAACCTCCACGAATCTTTCAAACTCGCCGAGTACTACGCGGTCTCTCTTTTCATCGATGAGTTTCTTTTCTAAAAGTTCTAATGTCTGGTCTATTTGCTTTAGATCCAAATCGCCGTAGAAAAGTCTTACTTCATTGAGCTTTATATCCGATTCGGAAATAGGAACGAGCTCCGGAATTTGGTAATTAAGAAGAGACTGCTCGTCAATCCCGGAGTAAGCCTTCCAATCCAATTCTTTGATTTGAAGATAGAGATTCTTTAGAATTCCTAAGTCGTCCTGACCGGCTATCGAATTGTGAGAAAGTTGAATCGCAAGTTCTCTTTCGGTATCTATGTCCTCGATATACAGGATTAGAATCGCTTCGAGTTTTGCTTTGATTGCCGCGGTAACTCTGTGATTCCCAGATATTACTTTGAATTTCTCTTCTATTTTTACTCCGAAAGGAAGCTGAGAAAGGAATCCGTCTCGTTTTACATTCTCGACCAAACGGCTCATTTGGTCCGGCGTCATATACCGGGCATTTACCGCTAAAAGTTCGCAGTCCTCTGCCGGGTCCACCCAAGCTAGTTTGTAAGGTGCGATGAAAGTATTGATTTCAGAGAGTTTCTTGTTTACTTCCTCTTTGTTTGGAACCATTCTTTAAAAATTTCACTCAAGGACACGTTTTTGAAATCCTGTTGGTAAACGAGTTTACCTTTCTTACGTTCTACCAATTCATACACACCTCGGTATTTCATGGATACGGGGTGTGGAGTATATACGGAAGTCCTCACGCCTCTATACGAGTGTAAATACTGCCTTGTTAGGAACTTTTTTATCTCAGTTGAAAGAAGGAGCATGATGAGAAGTTTTGAAAGTCTCTTCTCGCCGGATTTAACTACGAAATCGGAAGAAACAAAAATATGATTCATACTGCTCATGAATTTTTTAAACCCTGCAAAACCGAAAACATGACCGTCTGCAAGGAAAGCGATTCCGAAATCTTCTTTGTCTGAGTAGTTCACTCTCGAAGACATGAAGATATGTTTGTAATGAAAGATTAAATCTGATGTGACTTTTGCGAATTCTATTTTTGATTTTTCAGAAAACTGGAAATCATCAGGAACAATCTTCAAAGTCGTGTTTTCGTTTCCAGTGGTTGGAGTAAAAAAGTAGGTTTTCTTGTTTTCAATACTCGTGTAAAGTGTGACGTCTTTTTTACTCGAATATCTTACTATCCCCTTTTTGAAGGCCGCGAGCTCCGGAAAGTCAATGTCTGAATAAATGACGGATTCACCGGATTCTAAAAGAGAAAGGTAGGTTTTTCCTGCATTCTTGCTATCAAAGAGATTGTAAGTCGCCCTTTCGTATTCGAAGACTTCCTCTACTGTATTGTACATTTTCTCATATCCGCCTTTGTAGGTAGGCGCAAAAAGAAAACTAACCCCCTCGCAGTCCTGAACGTGTTTCAAAAAATCGCCGAAGTAAAAGGATTCGATTTTAAAATCAAACACTCCGCCGGATTCGAATTTTTTTAAGGTTCGATCGTAAAACTCATCCCCCTTTTCCAAATACGAATCCCACATTTCTTTTTGAAAGTCGTTCTTACAAGGCCGGAATTTGGAAGTTTTCAAAACATACATCACTTCTACGAGCTTTCTGTATTTAGAATCTTTCGGCCACTTTTGAAAGACTGCAGAGTATGTAGGATCATTGCATTTTAAAGGAGTATCCTCGTTAAGGATAATGTCCGCAATGAGTTTAGAATAAAGAGATACATCGTTAGAGTGGACTTTGTATCCGAGTCCCGAAAGGATACGATCCGTTGTAAAATTGCCAGAACAACCAACGAAGATGTTTCGAGATTTCGGTGTTTTCGAAATCAAATCTACGAGGATCGCCCTGGCCTCCGGTGGGACGGAACCGATGAACCCCATTTAAAGAAGGTTCGGTTGTTTCGTTTCTTCTTGTTTTTCTGCTTTGTACTCTTCTATTTTGATACCTGTCTTTTCTTCAATCCACTCCGCGACAAGACGCCGGTGACAAAAATCCCCCGGTTTTTCGTAACAAAGAAGAGCGAAGTCTTTTCCTTCGGAAAGATTCATTAATTCTAAGATCACGGCTTCCGCGCTTAACTTTGAAAGTTTAGTTAGAAACTTTTCCGTATATTCTTCCAAAGGCATTTTCAAAGTGTCCGCGTCCGGCGCGAGCGGAAAGTATTTTAATCCTTTCCAGTATCTCGCGTATCTTGCGATCGAAATCGGGACGATATGCTCGGGGAGTTTTCTTACATTTGCAAAGTAACTCGTCTGTATCTTCATCTCATCATTCCTGTAAAGGTAAGAGGATAGTGGCGACGATTGTGTTTCGTCGCAATCCGCTTACCAATCTCGTTTAAGTTTTTTAGGTGAGGGGTTGCCAATTCCCTCGCCTTCTCGTAACTGATTTCTTTACTGAGGAGTTGTAATCGAATGATTTGGATTTGGTATCTATAGTCTTCCGCATTCATTCGATTTCCTCAACTTTTGTGTTATTCGTGTCGAGGAATCCTTGGCTTTTTAAGTTCTTACTCCAAAAATTGCAAAAACCCTGAATACTATATTGAAGTTTCAAAGAAACTTCGTGAACTGACCCATCTTCATTCAGCAAGTAAACTTCGTCGTATCTCGGTCGCCCTCCGTCTTGAACAAAGAGATACGGAATCATTTTTAATTCTTTTTGAATCTTCGAAATTCCCTTTATTTTCTTAATCGTAACCTCTTCGATCAACTGGAAGCACACTTCCGGATCCCGCATCATATCACCGTTTTGGATATAGTAGTGACAGACAGAAATCGCGTCGTGACCCAAAGGACCTTTCCCGATGTGTTCGATTACTAAGTCCATGAATCCTTCGTTTTTGATTTTTAAAGCACGGCTCTTTAACTTTTCCAATCCGCCGTTTTGTTCAATGATTTGCATAACGGTATTCATACTTTGTTTTCTCCGGATTGTTTTTTTTCACTATACAGATCCACATATTCGATTCGTATAGGACTTGCTTCTACTGCTCTCTTGCCCTCGTGTATCGTTTTCATACGTTAGTTTCCTTTTACTAATTTTGTGATTTAAACCACTAGAAAAAGAATCTACTAAGTAAACTTTATTTTTCATATTATTCTTTAATAATGTATTTTTTATTCCAAAACCCATTTATCGATTTTCGATCTTACGAACTCCTCATCAACGTCTTTGACAAACTGAATCGTATGAACCGGAGAATGATCTATATACGTGTAAATCGAAAGAAAATCCTTCCACGTTTCCTCCCCCGATGCTTCTTTCATCATAACAAGCCTTCGAATATCCTCGCCGAAGAGATCGAAAATTTTTTGATTCTTGGAATTGTATTTCTCGACGTATCGGATAAACTTAAATTTATGCACGAGCTTCTGAAGTGTGTTCTGGGAAATCCGCATACAGTCTGCGGCCTCTCGGAACGTCATTCTGGTTTTGAAAGTTTCGTTTTGCTTTGATGGTTAAACTTAGGTTTGTTTAAAGGGAAATTACCGAGAAGGTATATGATAAGAAGCGCAGTGATTCCAAAGACGAAATAACCAGCCGCGAGCCAAAAGAAAAAGATTACTAAAATACCGTACATTTTATTCGATTGCTATCCTCCACCTGCGATTTTAAAAAAATCGCAGGGTTCACGTTTGATTTTTCAAATTTATGCGGCAATCTTGCCGGTTTCAACGAACTGCGTTAAAATTGAGGCCGCAAGTTTCGCAGTTTCTTGATCGAACCTAATTCGATCCCCGTTATCAAGTCCAAACCAAATGGTAGATTTCTCACCCAATTCGTTCGTTTCTTCTATGCTGGAACTTCTTCCAAGTGCGTCCAGGAACTTTGCCTTGTTATAACCTCTTGGAGTTGTGTGAATATACATTTGTCTTTCTTTCATGCAGACTTACTTCTGTTTTGCGCGTTTGTTTTTACGTTCCGGGTCTCATTTTTTTTCTTCATATAATGTTCTCGAAAGGATTCGTCGTCTAAAGCCTTCTCTTTGTAATTTGGAGAAATCCAATCGATCGGACAAAGTTTTGGATCAGCGTCGATCAGATCAAAGTCCTCAAGCAACTCTTCGTACGAAACCCATTTTGTCTTTTTATCCTTGTATCGGACAACTTGATAGTTTCGATTTTCTCCTTCTTCGGAGATAAGGGAAGCAAAACAGAGAAGACCGGATTTTTTCGATTTCACTGTAAAAAATCTTCCTCCTTCGAGAATTTTCCTTTGAGCTTCCTTTCGATACCCTTCTTCCAAGGCTTCGAGAAATTCAGCTTTCAATTCTTGATCTGATTTTCCCTTCACAAATTCTTTCGCTTTTAGGCTGCGAGCGTTTTCTTTCGTATTCCCGCTTTCGGAATCTGGCTTTCCAGTTCGTCAAAAACTTCCTTAACTTCCTTAAACTTTAGTCTTGGATAAGACCATTCAAGTATCTCCCAAGTTTTCATAACTGAATACCTTTCCCGGAAATGCCAGATGATCGAATCTCTTAAATTTTTATCCATGTTTTTGTTCTCCTTTTGGATTTGATTTTTGATTCTAAAATTTTTCAAACTGCGACTTGCCTTTCTATCGAATGAAGAACCGGCGAGCCGCCTTCCTCGTTCACATACTTGTTATACACCATTCGAATAGATTCGGTAAACTCGTCCGGACTCTTCGCCTTACGAATTAACTGCATAGAACTGCTGGTCAATCTTTCCGAGGCCCAATCTTCGAACGAAGCGTATTGCTCAGACAATAAAGTCTTCGAAATAGATGCCACATTGCTCGGAGTTGGCACCGGTCGAGTCTCGACTGATTTTTTCGATTTCGTTTCCGACAACAAAAGAAGCGCATTGTAAGAGTTTTTGATTAGGTCTTTGTACGAATAAGCGGAGGAAATATTAACGGGTCTTGATTGCCAAAAAGTATCCGTTTTGAAGTTTTCGGAATTTTTGATTAAGATAAGTTTCGAAATGCTTTCCAAAACGATTTCGGGTCTTAACCCTTCTTGAAAGGATTCCCATTCTTCAAGTTTACTTTTTTCTGTTTTCGGGTTGTGGTCGTATTCTTTCAATTCACGAAGGATTAGATCTTTCGCTTTTTCGGAAACATTCGACCAAGTGGTCTCGGCTGAAAGCGAGAAAGACTCCTTTTCTATCTCTTTTTTATGTTCTTCTTTTATTCCTTTAATATCTGATCCACAATTTGAGGGGTGTATACACTCCTTATCCTGTGGGGTGGCCTCCCTATTTTGTGGAGCAATATCCACACCGTATGGAGTGGCTTCCTCGTTTTGTGGGGTGGCTTCTTCCAAAATTTGTGGAGTGGGTTTTTGAACTTTAACGTTTGCAAACATCACTCGAAGTGTTCCAAGTTTTGTTTTTGTAAGTCGTACGCGGATGACGCCCTTTCTCGCCATTCTAGAAATCGCTTCGGAAATAGCTTTATCCGATTTCTCCATGATTTCCGCGAAGTATGCGTTCCCCGCCGTACAACCTTCTTTTCTTTTGGAAAGGTGAAAGATCATAGAGAATAGGATTTTTTCCTGATCGGTAAGATTCAGTCCGTTTACGATTGTAAAATCGATCCAAGTCCCGTCCATTCCGGACGGGCGCTCTTTTTTTGTTATCGTTTTCATGACTTTGCTTACCTGTTCTCAAATCGAGTCTGAACAAAATCGTTTTCAGCTCTTCGTCTATTTGCACGTTTGGAAACCTGGTTAGCAAAATTGAGGGCTTTTTGTTCCCTTCTTTTTCTAACGAATGTCTTGATTCTTTTTTTGAATATTCGGAATACTTTCATGCCGCAAACTTCCAGTACTGTTTTGCGACTTCAATTTCTTCGTCATCCCAAAGAAAATTGTCGTAGTTCGGAAAAACGAATTCTATGATTTCCTCAACCGAATCTGTGTTCATGAGAAGTCTTCGGATTGCTCTCGCTGCCATACGATAATCATTTACTAAAGATTCAATATCGGAAGCCGGGATTTCGAATTTTCTAAACCCTTCGTGAGATTTATTTTTTGTAGGTTTACCGAGATAGATAATCTCAGCCGGAAGAGAAAGGGCCTTACACTGTAAGGCAACTTGTCTTCTCACGGCGTTTTTTAGTTCGGTTGGGAAACTTTTCGCGGTTTTCAGTTCGATAATTTTTTCGGGAGTTAAAAAATCGAGATACCCGATTGCCGGAATCTCGATTCCAAGATCGAATTCGAATTTCTTTTGAAAGATCGCCGAAGGAATTTCTTTAAAATACGAATAGCCCGCACGGATGGAAGGTTCGATATAAGAAATTTCTTTATCTCGTTTTTCAGAATAATTGTCGCGGACCTCCCCTCCCCGCTCGGTTAGAAAATCCTTTTCCGATTCTTCAAAAACGCGAAATCCTGTTTCCACTGCGGATTCTATTTCGTATTCGGAACCCGCCATATTCGAGAGAACGCAATTTTTCATTGCGTTCTCTATCGCTCGCCCTCTCCAAACGGAAGGTCCATTTCCTTTGTGCTTGAGGATATATCTTAGAACCCATTTAGCGGGGTCCGTGATATATTCGTTCAATGCGGAAGCGGACAAGTGTTCGATTCCGTATAGGTCCAGTTTTTGTCTTAGTTTATTCGATCTTTTTATGGAAGGATACATTAGCGCATTCCTCCATTCAATCCGACAAGTTCCGGTTCCGATGACGTCGTGTTTATAACAGAATCTTCGGCTTGGATCGAATTTTCTGGGATGGTTTTATCCGATCCGGTTTCTTCGGGTTCGGGTATGTTTGGATCTTCGATCCATCCATATTTACATAGAACGTTTAGGATCTCGTTTTTACCATCGTTGAAAAAATGAACTTCGGATTCCGAGAATGTATCTCTAATTTTTTCCCAACTTTTCTTTATTCTCAGAAGTTCATTTTTCTTTTGCTCATCGGTAAGATTAGTCGCCCTTTGCACTTTCTGGATCAAGTCCATAAGGCTTCGGTATTTTTCTGCGGAAGTCTTTTCCTGTTTTGGTTTCTCAGAAGAAGGAGTGATATCTTTTTCACTCTTTGCTTGAGTCTCTGAAATTTGAAATTCGACGACCGGAAGCTCTTCGAAGGTATATAGACCGGAAGTTTCGTTTGGAAATGCTTTTCTAAGTCCCAGGGATTCCGCGCACTTTGCCAACTGGTTGTCGCTCATTTTATCCCAAATTGCGTTTGGCTTGCCGTCGGAATTTTTTTGAACATAAGCGTCGTATCTAGCGACTGCATAAAGTGGTTCGGTGAAATCTTTTCGTAAAATTCCAATCTTTGCCGCAATGGGGTGTTCTTTTTTCAACCAAACATCTACCCATTTCCCATCGGGTCCGCACCACCAAGGACCAAGTTGGCCGGCGTATTTTTCTGTTCGATGCGCGATTAGACGAAAGCCATCGATCGACGTTTGAACCTGCATCACGTATGCTTTCTCTCTAGAATCCCAACGCTTAATCGCATAGATTTGGCGAAGGAAAGGATCAAGACCTGTTCGCTTGCATTGAATCAGAAAAAGACTCAATTCGTCGTCTGTGGCGCCTTTAGCTACAGTTCTTTTTAAAAGTTCAATTTGCTCGGTCGTAAATTCAAACGGCTTCGATTTAGTTAGTTGTGATTCTTGAGAAGACTCTTTCTGTAGGGTGGTCGTCATACGCACTCCCCTTTTCGGATTTCATCAGCCAACGTTTTTAACTTTCTATCCAATCTCTCCCAGTTTTGAACGATACGAATCGAATTGATAAACCCGCGTTCGTTCAAAATTCCTACTTTCTCTCGCTCGTTCGGTTCATATCCGTTCGTTAGTCGAAACGCCTCAAACGCAATCTTGACTTCGATCGCGATTCTTCCAATTCTTGAATTCAAATTCATCAATCTGCTCCATTATCAAATTTTGATTGACTTTTTGAAACAGAGGCATTCACTGGAACCAGGTTCATTTAGTTCACTGTGATCCCAAAAAAGCTCGGGTGCTGCCGGGCTTTTTTCTTTTAAGTTTCAACAAATCCGTATTCCAAATAAAATCCATGGTTCGAATTAAAACCGAAGGGAAATATATCCGTTTGATCTTTTTTACTGCTTGCATGTTTTTAAGGCACGAAGACCATCTCCATGTATCCTATTGGAATATAAATTACATATGATACACGAATGGAATTTGGTCAAGTAGGAAATGAATTATGAAGGCAAATGATTCAACTCCGGGAAGAAGGTTATCGGAAACGATATCCGTTCTCGGTATCAACCAAACGGAATTTGCGGACAGCATTGGATCGTCTCAACAAACTATAAGCAGATGGATAAGTGGAAAACTTACGATTACTCGCATTGACGCATTAGCTGTCGAAGCAGTTCACAAGATTTCCCATCAATGGCTTTTAAACGGTAAGGGGCAAATGTTTGATTTACCGGAAAGCCAAAAAACCGATATAACATCCTTGAGCAAAATGACAGAATTCATTCGAAAAATAAATCAGGCTAAAGGTCTTAAGCCCTTAATCGATGATTTCATTCTTCTTCCTGAATCTGATCAGGATATGATTCGAAATCTGGTAAAACATTTTAAAAACAAACTATAACCTTACCACTTTATGCAATGTTCAATTACTCATCGAAATAAGATTCATCGTTAGCCTGAATATATAAGTTATCAATTTTAAGAACTTGATTCTCTATAAGTTTTTCGAATTCTTGTTTTCCGAAATACAATTCTTGAACGAATTGAAAAATCAGTTTTTTCAATGCTTCTTGGCGAAGTATGGAATCACTTTGTTGTAATGGCAATTTTTTCCAACGAAAAGCGAAATCCTTCTGGAGACTTTTGATTAACATTTCTTCTTTCACATTTTCGTGATCCACACAAATTGAAAAAGGGTCCATTCAAGAATTTATCGATAACGAAAAAAGTTAAGGACTGTCCCTATCGCAAGTGCCTTCATTCGAAACTTAGGCCACAATCGATAGTCCATTTCTCCAAATCGTTATTTTCTTGGGTCGATTTTTACGAGACTCGGAATACTCATACCGCTGCACGGAATAACTTACACCCTGCGGTGCTGATTGTTGTAATCTCTCAACTTCGTCAATTGCGCTTTTATCCGCGCCGGGTCCAACAAATTCCTGTCCGATTGCTCCCCAAAGTCTTGGAGAGTTCAAAGTCGGAGCTATGTGCTTATATATGTGGTACTCAACTCTCATATTAGGCGGCGTCATTATGGTTTCATTTTTTGAATTTCGGATCGCTTCTAAAATCCGAATTGCGTCCCGACGATCCATATACAGAACCTCTCCATTTTCTTCACGAAAAAAGAAAGTATCAGAATCTTTTAGCGGTCTGGACTTTTTCTCTTTAGAGATAAGGGAAATATTTTGATTTAATATTGATACACTCATACGGTTTTTACCTTTTGGTTTGATATTTTTCTTTCTGTCTTGAGAATAAAACCCACTCTATTTTTAGAATTTCTTTGTTTGCTTTCGAATTATATTCCGCTTTATGCCACTACATTCAAAAGTTCTTCGGGGTTTGCAAATACACGATCTAGATGAGTTGTTTCCATCGGTAGATCTCGAATTCTTTTCCAATTCGAGTCTATATATTCGAGCACTTGTTCGACCGTAGCCTTATCCGTTGTAAGATAATATGGATTCTCTTTGACTCGGAAATGAATCTCATCATCACTTTTTACAGAAATTTCTAAGTTCTCTAAATATTTATGTTCGAATCGTCTAGGGTCATTTTGCTTTTCGACCCAGTCGTAATGGCCTAGTAATATATCGATTCGTATCTGGTTTGTGCGTTTGATCCCGTTTTTTGGAAGTAGGATCGTCTCATTTGTATCCAACTGCGTTATTTCCTGTTTTGAGTTTATTCCGTTTTCGCATATTTTTTATTCTGTTCGTTTAGGATTTGTTTTGAGGATAACCGCCTAAATCGATATCGGTATGTCTCCACCCCGAAAAAAATCACCAGTCCCAGTGAAAAAATTAAAAAAAATTCGTTCATTTCTCCCTCCCCTCCAAATCGGGGCCGTTTGCACTCCCTCAAGTTTAGAAGGTCCAAGGCTTCCGTTCTATCCCGCCCTGCCCTATCGGAGTTTTTTATTGCTAAATTTTATTCCTTTTTTGATCGTTCCGTTTCGATGTATAGCTCTAAGACCCAGTCGATACACCACGCACGCTTGGGATGGCTATATACGACTTTCTTTGTGAGTGAGTCATATACCTCATAGTACGCACTCCCCTTCCCTATCGGAGTTATTTTATACCTCTCCAAGATTCCCATTTTTTATTCGTTTGACTTCCAAACTTCATAATTTGACACGGATGCATTAGGCCAACCTAATATGTCCGGTTTTGGTTTTTAAGGATGTCTTTGAAAGTGGGGTCCGAATCTTCCGATTTGGCTGTTTTTGTTTTGATTTTTTTTGGCTTTATCGACTAATGTTATATCGATTTATTTTTATATATTCAATTTCACTAATGGATGTCGAACATGATTTTTACCTTTTCTTTCGCCCTCAAGTCACTCTTCACCAGTTCGAACACAATTTTAACATTTAAGCCTATGTTAAATTTAATCTTTTAGAAAAGTCCTGTGCTTGGCACAGGAGAAGTCTATATTTGTCAAATTTGGGAATTAATCCCATTTGTATACTAAAATTTAGGAATTTTTCCAAAAAATGAAACCAAGTGCTAAAAAAATTATTACCAAAAGATTTATCCATATTGAGACCGAATGCAAAAAAAAGCCCAAAGAATTAGCTAAAATTTTAGATATTGATCTTAGTACTTATTACAAAACCAAACGTGGCGATATTGCGCCTAGTAATCATTTTTTAGTTAGAGTGGAACACAAACTAGGTTACCGCGGAGAGTGGCTTAAATTCGGCTCAGGCGAGCCGAAAGACCCAGAAGTTCTTTTGGAGTCTGAAATTAAATCCCAGTATGCTCTTATAAACAAACTGAAAAACTACGAATTACTACCAATTTTAGATGCCCTTCCAGATTCTCCAAACGAGAAGGACAAGAATTTATTGTTGGATTTTTTAAACCTTTTTGTTCAAAAATTTCAATGATGAATTCCACTACCCCTCTTCTTATCCCGGTTTGTTATTTTGGCTCTCTGAAAAATATTTCTGACAGTGCTTTACTATAACCCTTCTGGCCCTTTCCCTACTCTTTTTTGGGACGACCTCCCTTTTGAACTTGTGAAATGTATATAAAAGTGCATCCGGATGCACTTTTAAAATTATTTATTTTTTAATAATTTTTCTTATTTATTAAAAATTCATTTTATATATTATGTCACTTAATTAAATAAGACACATGGCGGTTTTTGTAATTTCCAACCCAAAAGGGGGAAGCGGAAAATCTACTACAGGTTTTCATTTTATAATTGCTCTCTCTAAAAAATCACACCCAAATAGCGTCTTAGCCGTTGACTATGACATGCAAGGCGACCTTACTGATGCATTTTTTCCAGACGTACCTATCGAAGAATTCGATGAAGCAAATACTTTTACAGTAATAAAAGGTGAAACTACCTTTAACGAATCCATCCGAAGTACACAAGGAATTGATATTTTAGTCGCATCATTAGAACTCGAAGACTTTGGATTTCATGCTTCAAAAAACCAAGCTTTAGTTCCTAAAATAGGTGCCTTAGTTAGGAATTCCTCGTATGAACATGTAGTCATAGATACGCCAGGATCAGGAGCTTCCGAAGTCATCTCTGCTTTCATGGGAGCCGATTATATCATAATACCTGTGAAGCCTACCAAATGGGCTACGCGAACCATCAAACGTGTTCTAAAGAAAGTCAATGAAGCACAAGATTATATAAACCAGTTCCAAGATGGCCGGACATTAGAGGTGTTCATAGTGCCAGTTCAATGGAGTCACCCAACTCATCCATCTGTACGATCTATTAAAATTTTTGAACAACTACGAGATTACAATCGCTTACTTAAACTTTTTAAAGAGAGAGAGTCCGGATTCAATCTAATCAAAGATTTACATATAACGAATCCAATTCCTTATATTCAAGAAATGGATGATAGGACTGAAAATGGTGAACCATTTAAGCCTAACTCAAAAGGATCAGAATACTATGACCAACTGGTAGATGAAATATTGACGTTTCATAATTCTCGAACTTCAAAAAAAAGACATCCGGATGTCCTAAATAAACGTTTAGTTAATTAAAATTACTATATGGCAAAAAATAGAATATTTGATCTCAGCCACTCCGTTAGTACTGCTTCTAATGTAAAAGAGGAATCAAAAACCTTTAGGTCCAACATTTACTTAAACCAACTCAATGAGCCAAATCAAAGTCCCGAAGGCGAACTTACCAAAATTCCAATTAAGCTCATAGATGCTTCCAATAACCCCAGAAAACACTTTTCCGACGAATCAATAAAAGAACTTGCAACGAATATAAAATCAATGGGCCTTCTACAACCAATTGTAGTTCGAAAAAAAGGAAAAACTTTCGAACTAATTGCAGGGGAAAGAAGAATCCGTGCTTTGGTTTCGATAGGCGAAGAATATATCGACGCAATTGTAAAAAACGTAGATCAGATTGACCCCCTCATAATACCGGAATATAGATTAATAGAGAACATTCAAAGAGAAGACTTAAAAGATATTGAAACCGCTTTATCTTTATCCGAAATTCGCCAAAGAAACAATTATTCCATATCAGATTTAATGATACGATTTGGTAAGTCGGAATCTTGGGTGAAACAAAAGTTAGCACACGCAGCAATGATAGACAAATTAATATCTGAAAAAAAAGTTAGCTCCATTGGAACTCTTTCTAATATACCAACTTCAATTATCCTGAATCTTAAACCACAACTTGAAAAAAATGTAGACGAAGTTTTATCTTGGCTACTCCCACAAATTGAAGAAGGAATTGTACCTAAACGAACTGAAGTCAAAGAATTCTCCAAAAAAATAAAAGAAAAAAATAATTTCGAGCTTCTGACCTTTGACTCAAAAATTGAAAAGTTAGAAAGTCTTATTAAACAATCAAAATTAAAAATTGAATCTCTACAAAGTAAAATTCGACAATATCAAAATCAAATTAATTCCATAAAGAAAAAGGAAAAATCAAATTCGACAATGGGCACCAAAAAGACAGCTAATAACTCCGTAAAAACAAAGAGATAATTACACTTATGAAGATCAAAAAGGATCTATCTTCTTTTTAAAATTTTTCCTTTCTATAAATAAAATATTCTTGTACTTTTTGTGAAGGTCGGTTAGATTGCTTTAACATTCTCGTTCCGAGATTGGTTGTTTAAACGCCCGCGGGGAGGTGAGATCCCCCAAGGGCAACCTTCCTTAAAGTACCAATAATTTAGTTATGTCCCATTTTGTGCTTGACAGTTATATAGTACTCTGTACCAAGTCAAACTATCTTAGGAGACATAACTAAGAATTGGCCGATCTCACTTTAGGCCAAAAACAACCAATCGAGGACCTACCGCAAAGGCTCCACGCCTGACCCTTAGTTCCCCGTTTTTGAAATAGAATAGGGTAATACAATTTACCGTGCTGCGCCCGAGGAATATGTCCGGCACCGTAAACAAGGGAAACATCGTGAAAAGTGCAACTTTACACGGAGGAACTTCGTGCATCGAAACAGAATCACAATACTCAAACTATATAAAAATTGAATATAGCTTGGTAAATGGCAGAGGACTGACCGATCTTGATAAAATCGTAGCGTCCCTGATCCATTATTATTCCAGGAGAGTAGGGGGCTGCACCGCATCTAACGAACATCTAGCCGTTCTCCTAGAAAAAACCCCTAAATCAATTAGCGATTCGATTTCTCGTCTAACCAGAAAGGGAGTTGTTTCAAGATCGGTATATAAAACAAAAAACGGCTCTCGTAGAATTTTAAAATCTCTACTGACTCCAAATTGGGCGTGGAATATTCCCAAACAGGAAACTCAAATTATAACCACGCCAGATTTTGAGAATGGCACTCCGGAAATTACGGACGAGCTTTCTCAAAATACGGAGTGTATGCACTCCGCAAATTCTGGACCTGAGATTATAGTACAAAATAAAATACAAATAAAAGAAGGAGAAAATAACTCTTCTTTTGAGGTTTTTAACCAGAAAGCTATTATCAAACAAGCGCAGGCCTTGATTGAACACGAACTCGGTGAATACGATGCGAATGAGGAAAAAGAAATTCGTTCGATTGATAAATGGGGCGATTACTTGCAAGACAAACAACCGGAAGAAATTACCGAGATAATTCTGAAATATATATCTCAATTAATTCAAATCCGAAAATCTGAAAAATACGGACGTAAGGATTTTTGGCTTTCGATTCCTGTCAATATTTCGTCTTCCTTCTCCTACAGGCTACAAATCAAGAATACGGCCCTAACACTAACACCCGAGGACGAAATTAGAACAAGCACAACCGAGTCTTTATCCAAAGAAAATTCTCCTACATTTGTGCCTAACGAACCTACCTGGGAAGGGTTCTCAGCTTGGTACAGAGAAAGATTAACTAGGACCAGTATAGAAACATTGGATAAGTTGAATTTTACATTTGAAGATTCTCAATTAACCATTCTCGACGACTTGTCTGATTCCTTGAAAAAGATCATTGGAAAATACTTTAACGAGGAGACTTCTGTCCCTGTAGCAGTATTTTTCCGTGAAACAAAACAAAACGAAAAATCGAAAGAGGAGAATCCTAAATACTTAGCTACAGTGCCCGATATAGGAAGCGCAGTGGAAGGTGAAAGGAATCAGAAAGATGTTAACATCCTAGAATCTTCCCGAGAAATTTCAAAACCGACAGTTCAATTGGAGAGTCAAGAGCATAGAAATTTTTGTGACTTTCTGAAAGCCCAACCAATCAATGACTTTCTGAATCATTCGTCTATAAAACTAAATCGACCGGATTTAGAAATCATTCGAAAGATTAGAATCAGTTATGACTCCGACTTGGAAAAAATCGTCGTTTATGACTCTCTTCCGGAGAAATTAAAAAACCACATTCGAGAATTTTTTTACTACCACACGGAACGAGTTATAGCCATAGAATTCGCGGAATGTAAGTTTCACATGGCCGCATAAGGTAAAAACGTAGATTCGGTCCGATAGAAGTTTTAAATCTTTGAGTGATGAATTGAGTATTTTATTTTCTAAAATACGAATTCTTTTGTGAATGTAACGAGTTTGGTGGTTCTTTAAAAAATCCAATCCAATCCAAATCAGGATAGGGTAGGGGAAATTCAAAGGTTCATGGAACCTGTCAAGAAGTCCTCAAAACATATTTAGAGATAAAATATAATATTCTGGTTTCTAAATTAAAAGAAATAGGATGCCCAGTAAGTTTTAAGCCAAAATTACTTGTAAACTCGATTTTGATGATTTGATTCCCAAACGTATTGTAAATTTTTTAAAATTGTGATTGCTTTGTTTTAGGAAAATCACAGATTTCGTCTTTGTTACAAATTCAAAGTGTTTAATTCGAGTTTGTGGCGGTATTGATTCAAAAAGACAATGTTGGGAACAAACAAACAATATAAGAGACGTTTGTCGGCGGCGGTTGCGATTTTAGGAATTGCGGCTACTGTGTTGTCGTATTGTTCGAAATCAAGTTTCGGATACTCGACAAAAATTCCAAAACTAACACTCTTTTTTACGAATCCAATCAAAGCAATCGGAAGGTTGCAATCGGAGCCGATTCCCGAATCGATACATATTACCCCGGCTTGGGAAGTGGCCGCCGAAGTCCAAATCACGCTGGAAGTTGCAGAGTTCATCGAAAATGACGATTTTTCCAAGCGTACAAACTTAGAACAAACAGAAGAACATTCGTATTTTCAAGAAACGGAAGGTTCTTTAACCGAAGGAATTCAAGAAGAAAAAGAAATTCTAAATTTGAATCCGAATTTAGAACTAAAAGTTCAACCACGATTGAGGAATGGCAAACTCCGAAACGAAACAATCGATTCCCTACAAAACACATTCGAAATTCATGATGCTCTGTCGGATCCGATTTTAATCCGAGGATCGGTAGTGGATCTTAAAACGTTGGACTTGACTTCTTTGTATTCCGTTCCTTGGGAATGGGAAACGGATACGTTTGAAATTCGTATTTTAGAAAATATGAATATAGATCGTTGGGTTTGGGAGCACATCCAAAAAGCGTTCCAAGAAGTCAGAACCGTGAACCTGGAAACTAGTTTTCCTTCCCTTTCCGAAAGCGCCAAAGAAAAACTTTTGTATCTACCCAGACGGGATCAAACCCGCAAGAATCCGCACGAGTTGGCTCGGGAATCGGTGTACAAAAATACGGATTCCAAGAGTTCGAGTTTCAAAACAGACCTTCCTCGTTTTCCATCCCTAAGAATCGATCGAAAACAAATGCGTTATTATGCAATCCAAATGCACGGGCCGCCCCCAACAGATCACAAACAGGTGTAAGATGAGACAAAACAAATTCACAAAAATCCAATTTGATATTGCCGACGACGGAATCACAAACCGATCAACGATTGGCGGTCAGGCGTGCGTGTTCGAACGCGTACAAAATACTTTCAAAAATCGTAATCTTATTGGAAAACTCAAGACCCTACAAACCGCTTCGGTCGAAAGCCTTTCTAAAAATTTCAAGAATTTAATTCAAAAGCTGAATTTGTCGGAATTCCTACAACAGACGTTGGCTGAAACAACGAATTCAAACCGCGCAAGCATCCGAAAGAGACAGAATTTGTGGGAACTCCCACGGCAAACGTTGGATGAAAAAACGAATTCAACCCGCGCAAGCACTCGAAAGAGACAGAATTTGTGGGAACTCCCACGGCAGACGTTGGGCGAAAAAACGGGAATACAAATACAAAAGACAGAAAGCAAAGGACCGGGTATGGATTTGAATACATTAAGAATTATGAATATGGAATTTGAAGACGGCAAAAGAATATCAATTCAAAATACCGGTCCTGTGAAGAACCGTTTTTCCTTACGCACCAAACTCGTTAGTTTGACGATGCTCCTAACGTTTGCCGTAGTGTTTGTAATACCGCTGACGATCTTTGAAGAGTTGCACGCACAGAGTGTGCCGACACTTGGCTCAAGCAAACAATTTGCAAGCGACGAGTTAAAACCGTACGTGGATGCGGCCAAGGCCGGTTCGAGCGATACGGGAACGTTTTTAAATACGGTAACCAACGGAGAACAAGTAATCGAAGCGGCTTGGGAAACGGGAGTGAACGCGGAGATAGAAGCGATCCTCGGAGGAGTGACCACCTCGGACTCTGTGAATAACGTAAACGTTTACAAAGACGCGGTCAGAGCACAGTTGGAACTACAAAAACAACAAGCCAAGAGTAGATGGTTAGCGGATGTAAACGCATACATCCAATCGGAATTGCAGATATTTTTAGCGGCGCTTTCCCAAAACACATCGAACAACGTAACGACGTCTAACACAAACGCGGTGAATACGATCAACCCGACGGTGCAGGCGACTACGACCACGCCGGTGTCACAAGCGACTAACCCCGCACAGGCGGCACAAAGTTATTACCAAGGAAGCCAACTCTGGGATACGAAATGGCAGGATTTACTAACCAAACAAAACACTTGGGAACAGAATTCGTTAAACGCAATCCAAACCGGAATTTTGCAATGGAATCAATCGATTACGGGACTCGAGAATGATAAAGTAAGCTATCTGAACTCTATCGAACAAACGAAAGCGCAATGGCTGGCCAACAAACAAATCATACAGAACGCACAAACTCAAATGAGAAGCGCGTTGCAAAGTACAATTACAAATATTCGAAGTCAGGAAAATCAATTGAAGGCGAACGCGTCGAGCGATCCCGGTTTGACTTCCGTGTTTGGAGATATGGACGAGTTGTTGGAGGATTTGCAGGACGCGTTGAATTCGAACGCATCCCTGGGGACATTGGCTCAAACCCTAGGAAACTTTTTTCAGAATCAAATCTCGAACGCAACCTCCAAAGCGGATTATTGGAACACAACCAAATGGCAAGAGACGTATGCGACCCAAACGGTTTCGTATTCCCAGGTTGTGGGAAGTGCGAACTTGAGTTGTAGCCATACATCCGGAAGCGAAGCCAATTGGTGTAATTATCTAGCCTCCGGATCACAGTCGGTAACGTATTCATCGAATGGAAACGTATACGGCTGGGCGGCGACCAGCGGAGGATTTCAAAACGGAGTGTTGGTAAGTAATCCTACGGTTTCCAATAATACGAGTGCAAGTAACAGCAACGGACATAACGAAGCGGTGT